GCCGCACGCGAGCAAGCTACGCAGCAATTCGTAGCACAGGTACCTGCCGCGAAGGAATTTCTGGGATCGCCTGCTTACTCTAAGGCACTTGAAGCATCGCCGGAACTGGCCGAAGCAATCGCCATCTGCGAGAGAGAACCCTCTCAAGCAGCCCGTCTGCCGGGGCTTTACAAACTAGCCCATCTGACAGCACAGGGGATCGCAGCGCCCGAATTACTGAGAGCACAGCAGACTGTACAGCAGTCCGTGACTCAGACACCACAAACGTCTCAGGTCGTAAGAACGACAATGGCACCACAGACCCAAAGCATTCCTCAGAAGATTGCGGCTCCTAACCTTCGGTCCCTCGAAGGCATCCGAGCCACTATTGCGGAAGCTGAAGCCCGTGGCGTCAGCATGAACTTCTAACCACCAGACTATAGGACATAGAATGTTTCTTAATAAACTTTTTTCCATCATCGGGATTGCATTTGGGTTCGGCGACGATATCATTTCGGTTGTCACTGGCTCCACTGGCGTTCCGGGTCCAGCGGGTTCTCTCGCTTCCGACCAGCAAACCTATTTCTCCGCCAAACTGCTTGAAGTCGCGGTTCTAATTACCGTGCTCGATCAGTTCGGAGACAAAGATCCGATTCCGTCTAACTCGTCCAAAACCATTCAGTTCAACCGCTTGGAGAAGCTCGCTACCACGACTGCTCCGGTTCAGTTGACTGAAGGTGTGCAGCCGGACGCGGACGGTCTCCAAATGTCTCAGTTCACGGCAGTTGCCGAACAGTACGGGAAGTTGCTCCGTCTGTCGGACCTCGCCGAACTGACCAGCAAGCACGATGTGGTTGGTCGCGCCCTATATGTTCTCGGCCTGCACGCGGCTGAAACGTATGACATCCTGATCTTCAACGTGTTGGCAGGTGCCTCGAACGTGTACCGTCCGAACGGCAAGACTTCCAACGCAACCACGACCGCATCGGATAAGATCGGTTATGTGGACCTGACAGCAATTCACGCATCCCTCATGGATGCGGGTGCACGTCCTTATGATGACGGCGACTACGTGTTCGTGGTTCCGCCTCAGGTGCACGCTTCACTTCAGCAAGACCCTGACTTCAAAGCCTCCAACCAGTTCGGCAAGCCCGAGCGGATTTGGAAGGGCGAAGTTCAGGAATTGGCCGGATGGCGCATTGTTAAGAGCAACGCCCCCGGTTTCGCGCCTTTCACTCAGGCGACCTCCGGTGCAGCGAACAAGGTTTATACCTCGTTTGCAATCGCACGCAATGCGTATCAGGTTTCGGAACTTCAGAACCTGCGCGTGTATGCTGCGGCCCCCGGCGGACAGACTGACACCCTGCAGCAATCGCGTAAGATTGGTTACAAGTTCGCTTTCAAGGCGATCATCACTAACCAAGCGTGGTTGTATCAGGTTGCGTCTGCTGGACAAGCTTCTGTCAACAACTAATAGCTAAGCTGTTAGTTATAACCTCTGGATGGGGGAGACCACAAAAGTCTCCCCTTATCCATACAAACTTTCCCACAAGGATAAGGATAAAGAAATGGCTGACAACAGCACAATGCAAGTTATTAGACACGATCTTGCGGCCACTGCCGCAGAGAAGCTTTCTCGCAAAAAGGCGGGAGAAGCCTACCAGAAAGAACACGCAGAGTTCGTTGCGAACGAAGAAAACTGGGAATACGTTGACATCCCAGAGACGGACCTGTTTGACCAGCCGTTTGGTTACATCTCAATTAACCTTGAGCAGTATGGACCGGGACGGCATTTCGTAGACCCAGATGTTGCAGGGGAGCTACGTCGGATTCTTAAAGTACGAACTCAGTCGGACCTGCGGATTTACCGCCCAACGGCTGACAAGAAGATGTTGGAAATTATGGCTCGTCAGGGCAAGCCTCTGACCACTGCCTCTGCAGGACACACGATGGATGTTCCTTTCGTGCCGTTCACGCAGAAGGAAATGGAAACAGGTAGCCGATAATGAACTTGGCCGTCCAACGCATTGCACTCACAGGGCTATCGACTTGCGGTAACTTGTTTATAGACAATGCATTGGAATGCTGGACTCTGGAAGAACCACACGCAAGCGGTTTACCGGGGTCCTGCATTGCGGCTGGAACGTATGGAGTAACGCTTGGACCGTCTCCGAAGTTTCTTAACTCAACTGATCCTTGGGAACGTAACATGGGACAATGTATTCCTCACGTCAATAACGTTCCTAATCGTTCAGCAATCTTGATTCACTGGGGTAACACAGCGAAGGATACAGAAGGTTGCATCCTAGTTGGTCTTAGTCATCAGGTAGACTTCATCGGACAAAGCAGAGATGCTTTTAAGGACCTGATAACCAAGATGATTACAGCAGCAAATGATGGGGAGAGCATAACATTGGAGGTAGTCGATCCACCCTCGGTTGGGTCCTCTAGTTAAACATGGCAACAGATACACAGATCGTTTCCGGATACAATTGGATCATTACGCATTCGATCCTCTTGGC